AGCATCTGAGCTGAATACTTGTTGAGTACCGTAGCCTAACGCTTCGCCAATCAATTCAAGGTTAGTGTTTGTGGAAGTTCCCCACGTTCCCGATTCGTCGCCTGTGGAGATTTCTTTTAATCGAAGGTCATTTACATACGTTGCCATTTTATGCTACCTCTTGCCAATTTGGTGTTTGGCTATCGTCAATATTTTGCCAGTTTGGTGATTGACTTTCATCAATCGCTTGCCAATTTGCATCTTGTCCAGGAATGATAATGCCCCAGACTAAAACTTGTCCCGCTTGACCTTGAGCACTAACTCCAGAAGGTTCAACAACGACATTACCAATAAAGCTAACAGTCCCGACCGCACCTGTCGCAGAAACGCCCGTAACTGGGAAGATATTGCTCGTTTGCGTGGTAACAGTTCCGACAGATCCTGTGGCCGCAATTCCTGTTGGCGCGACCAATGCACCTGCTTCGATTGTAACGCTTCCAACGGATCCTGTTCCACTAGATCCCGTTGCATCAACTGTAGCATCTGCGCTAACCGTAGCCGTGCCAACTGAGCCTGTCGCTGAAACGCCTGTTGGAGTAACAATCGCGTCGATTGCAACTGTAACTGTTCCAACTGCTCCTGTTCCGGCAACGCCCGATACAGAGACAATTGCATCAGCCGATACCGTAGGCGTGCCAACCGCTCCGGTGGCAGAAACACCTGTAACAGTTGTGATTGAATCTGCTGTAACAGTGACACTTCCGACCGCTCCGGTCGCAGAAATACCTGTAGCTGCCACAACTGCATCAGCCGATACTGTAACCGACCCAACAGACCCTGTTGCGGAAACGCCAGTGACTGAGACATTCGCATCAGCAGAGACTGTAACGGCTCCAACCGAACCCGTTGCAGCGATACCCGTGACAGTAACGTTTGCATCTGCGGAAATTGTAACTGAACCGACTGCGCCTGTTGCTCCAGGTACTGCAACGCCCTCACCCCAAGGGCCTTCGCCCCAGCCATGGGTTGAGCTATTCCATCCTTCAAATGCAACGGTGACATCGGCCACATGCTAATCCTATGCGATTCTAATAATTGCGGTACTTGCACCAGCCGCAGGAAACTGAACTGTAAAGTCTCCGCTTGTTGATGTCTTATCAGCACCAAAATCAAGAACAACTACGGCCCTATTCGCAGATCCAGCAGCAGTTGACGAGTTATAAATTAGTGCGCCCCTCGCCGTAATGGTGCTGCTTGACCATGTAGTGTCTGCAAAATCTGTAAGTGCGGTAGTCGAGGATGTAGTGGGAGTAACATTAGTTAAAGTGTTTCCCGCTGCTGTGTATCCAGTCCCAGAAACTTCATTGCTTGTGGTATAAGCAGTTGTTCCTGCACCTAAACTTGCGCTAGAAGTGTAAAGAGCAATCTTAAAAGTATTACCAGAGCCAGTTGTGGTTGTCGTTCCACCGCCAGATCCGCTAGTAAAGTTATGAATGCCTTGCAAGATCTCTTGCTTAAAAGACGTACACATTGCTTGATCAATAGCCATTATAAAGTCCTCAATATTTCAGCCATATCATCATGACCGTTTGTTTTAAATAAGTTGCCTAGCGTAGTTCTATCACTCTTAATCGACTGATCACATGCCGCAACAATAACCCAGTACATTCGCTCTTTAAAAGCTTCTGCTTGAGCCTTAATCACAGGATCAGCAGTGTCGCTAATACTAATTATTTTAGCGACTGCATTAGCCGCAATCTCTTCTGAGTTCATCCCTCGACCTTGTGTAGTCTGAACATTTACGGAGCCAGGTGATGCTGAAACTTCTACGCTAAACAATGTTATCCCCTTCCAATATCATATCTATATTCATCTCTAGAACCATAACCTGCACCAAGCTTTTGAAGTCCTTCTAAAGCCATTTGAAATCGCTGTTCATATTGTCCGACTTCTTGAGGATCTTTTAAGAATGTAGCTGCTTCGACTAAAGTTCCATAAAGCATCGCATCTGGTGCGTTAGTCGATAGCCATGTTGTTCCTGACTCGGCACCAGCGGTCAATGAAACCGGCCTATACTTGTAATGAAGTTCAAATTCGTAGCTTTGATCTGGAGTTGGCGCAACAATAAACGTTGTGTCATCAAACAAGGCATAGTACTTAGGAAGTCCGGTTGTAGTTGGATTAGGCGTGTAATCTCTTATAAATGAAACATGTTTAAACAAAAGATATGTGTACACATTTCCTGAAACCACAGCAAGACTATACGGTGCTAAGAAGTCAGTAGGAGCAGAAACATAAGTATTGTTTATTGAGGATGTTCCTGTAACGTTCTTTCGAAATACAGGAAGCTGTACATTTTTTAATATACGCTCTTCTGCCTCCTGGATAAAAACAGGAAGATCGCTTACAAACGTTGACTCTGAAGTCTCACAGTAATTTTGTACTGCGCTTTTCAAACTTGCATATGTAAAGCTCATGAGGCCACCACTGTTACAGTACCAACTTCTCCAGTTCCTTCAGACCCTTCAAACTCTGAGCCAATAGAATCGCCCGTAGGCGTTATCATTTGGTTAGGGTCTATCGTTCTCACAACACCAAAACCAGAAGTAAAGTCTGATTGAGGTCTTGGATTACGAAGAGCCTCTGCATCAGAAACATGAGGCAATGGCTCTAACTGGGCTTCTTTAGGCTCATAGCACTCACTACAAACCCTAAATCCTGTCCATTCTTTGCGAAGCTGTGAGTATTTATACCTAAACCCACATCTATCGCATATCGCAATGGCATACTTCCCAGAAGCATAAGCCATTACGCTCTCCTATAACTTCTTAAACTTGGCGCTACAAATAAAGACGCTCTGCTTTCATCTTGATCCGCTGCTCTAGCAAACTCCTCTTCGTAAAAAGACTTAAGCATTTCTACTCGATCTGGAGCTTTTTTAAGAGCTATATAATACGATAGCCCTGCAGCTAAGCATGGATAGAACCTAAAAGGCATATCCATTGTATTTGCACTAGCATCAGCATCTTCTATTCTAATCAGTCTATTTATTAAAAGCTGATCAGTATTGTTTTCAGAGGCTGGCCAGATATAAAGCTTAGGCGTTATTTGCTTATCTAAAAACCATTGAGTTGGTCTAGATTGCGTATCTTTGCTTGGAATGTTCCAGTATGCAGATCTACTTACTTGCGCCATCTGTATATCTGTTGTTGTTCCACCTTCAGTTCTTCTAATAACAACATCTAATACGTCTATTGTTGATGTTGTAAGATCAATTGATTCCGCTCCCTGAGTCAGAGTTGTTGTGGTGTTTTCAATGGTCCATTGATTTAAGCCACGGTTTGCCCAATCAGCCAAAAGCAGGTTGAGGGATCGCCTTGCGGTAATCCCGTCATAACCTGTGCGAAATTCAAGTCCACATCTTTCAAATGCTTCTTCGATATACTCCGCTACATCTGGCTCAAAATCTCTAGTCCCAGAGGTTGTCATTAATATTCCTTTATCAGTTCAAGAATAACAGTATAAGTGTCGTTTGAACTTGCACCGATAGTCGTAAACAAAATGTCTCCTGTTACACCAGCACCAGCATTATTTGGAATGCCAGTAAAAGGAGTATAGTCATGGTAACCGTTACTGTCTGGAGACAGTCCAATAACTAAAACGTTAGCGGTAGCGTCAAACAAAAGCTCAACACCCATACCAACACACTGCCACCAAATTTGCGCGACAGTTACTTTAGTACACGATTTTCCAGACGAGTTTGCAGCTAAAGACGAAACATCGACTTTAACTACATTTGCCTCACCAGTTCCATCACTGACATTAGTAAACTTTAGGACGGCTTTACGCTCACCGTCCTGGATAGTTTGTGAAGTGACTGCATCAGCCATGTTGTTCTCCTAAAGTTATCTTATTAAGCGTCAGCAAAAGGAGTAACAATAGTTCCTGAACCGATTAATAAAGAATCATGAACGAGATAAGTTGCAGTATCGATCGCAGTTACTTTAATAACGCTACCAACAATGCCGCCTTTGGTAGAACCGTTTAAAGTAATTACATCGTTAGATGCAGCAGGAACAAATGCCTTCTTGGTGCTATCGTCAATAGCAACTATTACAGCGCCAACAAACTTGTCAGTGCCGTCAGTCAAGATATCAAGATCGGTTGCTGCGGTTTCGACATAAAAGAAAAACGAAGCGCCAATGTTGTTTGCCTGATCAGGAGCTGTAGGGTCACTTGGGGTAGCTGAAGAAATAGAAGGCAAAGTAAACTTGCCGTCTGCATCGTTCAACATAATAATCTTACCGGCATGAGCCGCTACGGTTAAGGTTGTGTCAGCAGATAAGCTAACACTGCTGTTTACACCAGCAGTAATAAATCCAGCTAAGGATTTAACGGGTCCAGAAAAAGTGGTTTGCGCCATTATGGTCACCTCTTACGAAAGGATTCGCCCAAGTGTCTTCGTAACGTCCGCTGAGCCGGTCACGGGGGCTGTTTTGTCTCAGAATCTATATTCTAGAATAAAAAAAAGGTGGCCAAAAGACCACCTTTTTCTTTGCTTTTGTTTCACATGAAACATTAAGCGCCTTGCGAACCAAACACACATCGTGGGTTACTAAATCCGAAGCTATATCGCTCACGGGCCTTGTATCGCACGTTGCCTGTATCGAAGTCACCTTCCATAGAAGTTGAAATCGGGCTTCGTTCAAAGTGCTTGAAGCCATCAGGAACATCAGTCAACAAGAACCATGCATCAGTGTCAGACAAGAAGTGGTTAACTGCGTAACCTTCAGGGATCATACCCATATTCTTGATGGCATTGATGTCATTGTCGGCTGTTGACACTCGTCCAGGTGTCTCAAGCAAGCGATCAACTACGAATTGAAGCTGAGGAGGAACAATCAGCTTGGTTCCCTGAAGGGCCAAGATCATGCTTCGATCATCAACAAACGTAGATACGCTGATTAGTGCATTTTCTAAAGAGGTTTCGTTCAAATCAGACATTGTAGTTGCCCGATTTGCAAGAGTACCACCATAGGCCAACGGGTGTGCTGTGCTGATCAGAGGCTGACCATCACCACCTGCAAAGTTGGTGTTAAATGCATTGTTAAGAACATTAGCAGCTTTTACCTGCTTAGTGTGCGCCATACTTCGGGCCAAAGCCTTAGTATAACGAGCGCCAAGTCGGTCGTAGAGATTGTCCTCAACGGCTTCTTCGGTAAGTGCAAATGCTAAAGCTACGGTCTCATGCGTGTAGCGAGCTGTAAAGCCTTCAGAAGCGTTATCAAAAGATACGCCTTGTCCTTCAGTCTTAACTTTTGCATCACCAAAACCTACGATAAGAACTTCTTCTTCGAATGCTCGATCAGAAGACTCTGTTTCGTAAATTTCTGCATGCTCATTGTCATAACGAGCATACTCCATGCCAAATAAAGCGTTGAGGCCAGGCTCTAGCTCTTTGGCTAATTGGGCTCTTGAAATAGCCATATATTAACTCCTTAAGCTAGACCAACTTGCTTCTGACCAAACAGATGATTCTGAATAGTAACAAGCACGTTAGTATTGGCTGAACTTACATCTGAATTATCTGGGTCACCAGAAATATCCAGGGCTTTTAATGGCAACGTTGCTGTTGTAGCGCCAGTAGTAACGTCAAGCTCTACATAAGAGAGACCTGAAGCTGTACTACCAGTACCAGTGTTGTCAACAATGTCGAAGTTGCCTAACAGATCTGCAATTGGGAAAGCTGCATCTGCTTGAATTTCAAAAACATCCATAGGATGGTCGAAAATAAAAGCAATTGCATCAGTCGCTGCATTACCTGGCCAATAGTTGCTCCAAGTTGGAGTGCTAGTGGTAGGATCTGTGTAGAAACATCCATTAAATACACCGACAATAATGTCGGAAGTTGCGGACCCGCCATCTGCTCGAGCAATTCGAGTAACAATACCAGCAGTATTTTGGGTAACAATGTCACCCGCATAAATATTGGTAGTGTTAGTCGCATCAGCAGTCGTTATTCTATAACGAGACTGACCAGAAGAATTGTAGTTCCCCTGAATGTTACGAACATAACGGAGTCCAAAAGGGGCGTCATTATTCGCCATTTTAGTTCTCCTTAAACACGATCAAAATAGCTCTATTTTTTAGAGCCGCCAAAAGTAACCTTGCTTCTTCTCTCATTAGAGATAGGCATTGAAGGATGTTCATCTTTCATAAGATCATTGTCAACCGCATTCATTTGGTTTTCAGTTTTACTTTGAAAGTAAGCATTCCTTTCTTCTGCCGTTTCAATTGGGATTTTTGCAAGCATTAATCCACCAACCCCTACAGTCCCAGCATGCGTTCCTTCCTCAATTGTAGGCAAATCATAGCCTGCAACTTCAGATGGATTGACTACTTCGTAGCCTTCTCGCATTTTCATGTGGACATTAGTCCTATCTGCCTCTCCTCGAATGTGAGTTCTCAGCCATCTATACTTCATTCCAGGGGGAGCCTCGGGAGTTTCTAGGATTTGAGGTGGCTTCCATGGTTGACGAGCTTTTAGGGAATCTCTGCCAGAGGATTCTCTTGAAGTTCTATTAGAACCAACAGATCCTTTTCCTTTTGTCTCTTCATTCATGATTGCTGTAACCTCATTTTTTGTTTAGCGTATTCCTTGAATGGCACACCAAGTTTTTTAGCAAGTTGCTGTTCACTCGGTGATAATTCAATCCTACGGTCGTTTTGATTGCGTCCATTTCCTGTTATGCGCGTACCGGAAACCACTCTTTGGACGGGTTTTGTGTTTCCTGCGGATAGTTCATGTTCGAATTTAAGGGGCAGCTCTTCCCTCAGTCTACGATCAATTTCAGAATAGTACTCATCAGATTCTAAGTCAACTCCAGTCTCTGCAAGCTCGGTATGTATAGCAAAAGCTACGTTTGTCATAACCTTATCAGCACCAAACCATTCGTTTTTAGAAGCCCAAGATTGGGCTCTTGTTGAAGGCTCAGCGTATTCGGGTTCTTGCTGAGGAACATAGTCATCTGGTATCTGATATTCTGGCTGATAATTTTGATGAGATTCCGCCCATTTTTGATAATCTTGCTTATACTTCTCAAGTTCTCTTTTATATTGAGATAAAGAAGCTCTATCAGATTCGGTTCTAGCAATAAGTTGTTGCGCTTCTGCCATAGCTTCTGGATCACCAGATTCATAGGCTTTTTGAAGGTTCTTTTTAGCAACATCTGCCTGAACATTAACTCTGCTTTCAAATTCTCTAGAATACGTTTCTTGCATCTGAAGATTTTGAGCGGCTGAATTAACACTAGTTTCTCTATATTGGCCAGAAAGCTTTTTATTTTCATCTTGCAATTGCTTTGCGTATTGAATCGCTTGCAACTCTCGACGTTGATACTCTCTGGCTTGTTTGACCGCTTTATTAATTCGGTCTTGAGCGCTTCTTGTTGTGCGTTCTGCTTCAGACTCTTCAGCTTCTTCAGAATCGTTTTCTTCAAAATCATCTACTACATCATCTGTAATAGGAGAGATTTCTTCGACTTCATCCTCAGACAGCTCTACATAAGTAGATTCATCTTGAGGCTCATCTGATTGGCTATGTCTGTATTTTTTTGGTACTGCTGCTTGTTCTATGTCTTCTTCACTGATATTTAAATCCATATCAATTTCAGACAAAGCTTCACTTAATGTTTGTTCTGACATGTTTCACCTCAAGCTGACTTAATATCATCAGGATCCATAATGGTCCCAATAACTTCATCATCATTAATAATTCGTACTTCGGAGTCATCTTCTAAAGAGAATCTAGCTCCAGCATAGCGACCTATTAACACCCATTGACCTTGTTCGCACCAAGCAATCCCGCCAAACTTGTCGTGATCTTGGTAAGCCAATGGACCCATTTTTAAAACATAAGCAACAACAGTAGCTAAACCTTCCTTGTCTAAGGTCTGTTTAGTTAAAACGATACCTCCATCTGTTACGCCTTTGCCTTTGTAAGGTAAAACAAGAAGCCTCCACCCAGCAGGATTTGGCATTCTTTCAAGCAGTGTCTTATCTAGAAGTTCTGGATTTAACACACGTTCGGTACTACTCACATACGCGTCATCTAGTGACGATTTAGCGAGAGTGTCTAATGATAGCTCACTCATCGGGGTCTCCTTCCATTTGCAACGCTTCTTTCAGTTCATCGCGAAGGGTGCGAAGCATTGATAATTCACCCATCACAAATTTGTAATCCTCCATCGTCTTGATGTTTCCACCAGTTAAA